ATCAACAGGTCGCCAGGGCTATTGCTAACGTGATCCGTAATTCGGATGCCCGTAGTGGCTCGGTCGTAACCCCGGTGCTCTCATGACACTCGAAATCACTCTCGCCGGGTCGGTGATCGACCTGGACCTATTCGAGTTTAACGTCACGGTAGCCCACGGACGTAGTGACGTGACCTCAAACCCGACCGCCTCGAACACGCAAATAGTGCTACGTGGTGATAGTGGCCCACTTCTGGAACTAGCCGACACGGTCGCAATATCTTTTGACGGTGTTGATAGGTTCACCGGTGCGATTAGTGACCTGAACGTGTCATTCATTAGTACCGGCACCCCGACGGCAATCACGACTATTACGGCAATGGGGAACCTCGCCAAACTCGGTTATACGGATGTCGGTGCCTCGGGCTACATTGAGCAAAGCGCCCGGCAACGTGTGACCGACATTCTTGACGCGACTGGCCTCGACTACCTCAACGCTGGAGATCCGGATATCACGCTGTACGCGATCCTAGAAGCCGACGCGCAACCCTCCACGGCACTTGATGCCCTCGCCCGTATCGCTCAAGGCACCGGCGCTACGTATTACGACGACCCGACGGGCCGAATCATATTCGAGGATTACGGTAACCGGGGCTCGACAACTTTCCCCGGGATATGGGCCAACCAGGTCGGCACCTGGTCAGAGGCCGACGGAACGTGGGCCGACTACCCGCTATTCCCAACGAGCTTTAACCTAGAAGCGCCCGGGGTTATCTTTGCCCCGACGTGGGCTAAGACTTTGACGCCTTTGATTAACGACGTCACTGTCACCTACGGGCCAGATGAGTCAGTGACCCAAACGGATAGCGCGTCGATCACGCAATACGGGCGCCGCGAGTACCGGCTCGACACGGACATTAAAACCCTCAGCGACGCGACGATTCGGGCCGCGGGGATCATGACCGCGCAAGCGAACGGGCTGTGGAATCTCGGCCAAATATCGGTGCTCGTAGACCAACTCGACACGGAAGACACGACCGCACTACTCGAACTGGTATCCGGTGACCTCGTAACCGTCAGAGGATTACCTGCCTCGGGCCCTTACCTTGACTTTAACGGGATCGTTGAGGGCTGGACGGACTCCTACAACAACGGCCAACACATCATGACACTGTCAATCAGTGACCCTAGATTCTCTTTGCAGGTCCTACAATGGGGACAGGTCGCCCCGGGCTTTGCGTGGTCAGAAGTCGGGGCGGGCGCTCAATGGTTTGAAATAGTTACCCAATCCGATCTAGTGAGGTTATAAAATGGCAGTCACACCCGTAGGGAATCCTTATGTGGAGTCCTCCGATCTGGTCGCGAACTATCCCGGTGCGTCTGAGGCGCTAGCGGAGCGTATCGACATTGTCGGTGTAAATCCGTTTGCTAACGCGGCAGCGCGTGACGCCGCAATACCTAGCCCGGTACAGGGCCAAATGTGCAGCCTTAACGACGATAACAAGGGTTACCGTTACGACGGTAGTGCATGGGTACTTTTTAGCGGGGCCGGTGACGCGAACTTCACGAACGCGGCTACCGGCACATACACAGACGGCGGCATAAATTACAAGTACATCACTTTTACGGGTAGCGGCGAACTTATTGTGGATCAGGCAGGGTTCGCTGACATTCTCGTTATCGGTGGCGGCGGCTCTGGCGGTGAGTCCCGCGGTGGTGGCGGCGGGGCTGGTGGTTATCTTGCGGTCACCTCCGCTTACTTATCCGCGACGACACACACGGTCACGGTCGGTGCCGGCGGTGCAGGTGCCACGGGTGCCAATTACCATGTCGGATTCAACGGATTATCGTCAAATGTGGGCCCTTTTTACGGGGTAGGTGGCGGTCGGGGCGGTGCGCTCAGTAGGCCAAGAGACGGCGGTGCGGGTGGCTCTGGTGGTGGCGGCGGAATCGTTAGCGGTGCGGGTGGTTCCGGTACTGCGGGGCAAGGTAACGCCGGAGGTGCTCAATCTAGCGGCTCTGGCGGCGGTGGCGGCGGCGGTGCAAACGCGGCTGGCGCAAACGGGGGCGCGGCTGGCGGTAATGGGGGCGCTGGCGAATCCAGCGGGATCACAGGCTCATCAGTAACCCGCGCAGGCGGTGGTGGCGGCGGGAACCACGGCGGGACGGCAGGTACGGGGGGAACTGGTGGTGGTGGTGCAGGAAGTACCAGTAATGCTTTATCGACCGCTGGTACGGTGAACACAGGCGGCGGCTCTGGCGGTGGCGGGTACACATCAGGTGTCGGTGGTTCAACTGCCGCTGGCGGTTCCGGCCTCGTAATTATTAGGGTGGTGGTGTAAATGGCTCACTTCGCGCAAGTCCACGACGGCATTGTTCGCAACGTGATCGTGATAAACAACTCTGACTGTGGCGGTGGTGACTTCCCTGACTCCGAACCTATCGGGCAAGCGTTCATCGGCTCTCTCGGTATTGACGGTGACTGGTTGCAAACCTCGTACAACGGGAACTTTAGGGGAACCTACGCCGGTCAAGGAATGACCTATGACCCCACACTCGACGAGTTCGTTAGCCCACAATCAGAGGAGCCCCTAAGTGAGTGAGATAGATCAAGAATTACATGTGGACACGGTCGAAGTCGAGCCGGTTAAGAAGAAGCCAACGTCCTCGAAGCACCCGAAAGTGGCTACCGAAACCGAACGCGCACGGGCTATTGTCCGAGCCAAACTCAAAGGTTAGAACCGTGGACTTTGGCGACATTGTCGGTCTCATAGCGACAGCACTAGCAGCCCTAGCGATCATGGGAACTGGCCTAGTGTGGCTCATCCGCAACGTCGTACGCGATGAGATCAAGAAAGCGACCCTCACAATACAACCGGGCTTCCGTAACGGTGGCGAATCACTCGCAGACGTTGCCGCGAAAGTCGACCGGATCTCCGAGAAGTTAGGACTCTGATATGAAGCATTGGCTCGCCTCCACATGGGAAGGCTCCATCGTCAAAATAGCGTCAGGCGCTGCACTCGGCGCGTTACTGTCATGGCTCGCAACCGCCGACGTGCACCCGCTAATAGTCGCCATATCGGCCGCAGTAATACCCGTAATCATTAACGCATTAAACGGCGACGACACACGATATGGACGGCTAGATAATGGCGAGACTCTGTAAAGGCGGCGTCAAGTTACGCGACCAGGTGAACCGCCGCTGGCCTCGACGCGACAAAGCCTCCGACGGATGGATCGGGGACCGGGCCCACTCTGAAAGAATATCGGACCATAACCCGAATAAAGCCGGTGTAGTCCATGCCATAGACATCGATGAGGGCCTAGGCACCTACGCGAATGGGCGCACCGCCCGGCGCCTGGCTAACCAGATCCTTGATTATGCGGCCAGCGGGCTCGCAGGCGCCTCACGCCTTAAGTATGTGGTCTACGAGAACCGGATCGCCTCCGGTACATACCGGAAAACATTTTGGTCATGGCGGCACGGTAATTGGGGACATGAAGCCCATATCCACGTGTCTTTTACGTCAGCCGCTGACCGTGACGGGACCGTATTCCCTCTTCCAATCCTTGCCCGGTCCCCCATTGTTAAAGCTCGGTGGACACGCAACCTGAGAAAAGCACGTAAACGCAACAAATAGCGGCTATTATCGACGCCTATCGAAGGGGAACAAATGTCAGATTACATTCGACCAGGGGAAGCCGCCGAAATGCTAGGAGTATCACGGGATGCGATTAGGCGCTATTCGGACGCGGGACGTATTGATGCCATCGTCACACCCGGCGGGCACCGTCGGATCGACAGGGAAAGTGTAGACGCCTACATCGTTCGTCGCACCCGAATATCAAGTACGGTGACGATCATCGAGCACAAATGATTACCGAGGTGCTTATGTGCGCGGCCTTACTGACGGCCCCGGCATGTGCAGCGAACTCGATCGACGCGAAAGACTGGAAGGGACACGAACCAAGCCTCTACACGGGGCAGCATTACCACCATAAATGGGCAAAGGTCCGGAAGTGCATTATGCACAGGGAATCCCGATCAAACTATAGGGCTCGAGGAACCATATCGACCGCATCCGGCGCGTATCAATTCTTGGACAGTCAATGGCGGATCAGTCTCACATACATGATGATCAGGGAAAGTCGATCGACGGCCGACGGCCTCATAGATGAGATTAAAGCACTAAGGCAGCACCCGATTCAAGAATGGAACCGCTACTGGCAAGACCGCGCCTTCTACACGGCATGGGATAACGGAAGGGGCGCTGATCATTGGAACCAGACCAGGCACAAGTGCTAAACGCCACGTATCACCTATTCGACCTAAATCATTTAGGTCTCGATGGGCAAGCCTTTATCGTGATTCGTGACGGTAAACCAACGCTTGCCTACCGTCGATTCACACGTGACCGTTGGTCACCCGAGATCATGCCCAACACGCCGGAATGACTAAAGACCTTGACACGGCATCTGCGCCTGACAAAGATAGGCACACAGACATTCCAGCGGAGGGGAAGCCGCGTACCCGTCACAAATGAGTTGGCGGGATGTCTTCGGCGGGGCTACTTTCTAGTGGGTAGCCTCGCCAACACACTAGCCACTAGAACGAAAAGGGGAACAATGACATACTCACTATTCGACTCGATTGGTGACATACAACTCGACCGACCCGGGCACAATTGCACCGGCCAACTCTGCACCTACTGCGAACGATTCGATCGTGAAGACGTCCAGGTGCTCGCAGAAATAGATAAATCTTGGCGCATCCAAGCCACCATCTTCCGTAAATCGCTGGCTATCGGCGGCCTATTCAGCGCCGACCTACTCATCGAGGCTATTGGCCTACCCGACGGGCACCCTAACCAGATTGGTGCTTTATTCAGATCATGGTCGTCAATGGGTGTCATTACCTCGATGGGGAACTTTGTGGTGAGCACAAGAGAGTCCAATAATGGGCGCTCTATCCGCATGTGGAAGCGCACCGCATGAACCCCGCACTGGTAGGGCTCGCCTGTCTACTGGCAGGCCTAGTCATCGGTCTAGCGTGGGGCTATGTAGGTGGTCGTGGTGAGTGACTACATTGACGCATACCTCGATGCCTTGCATGTTGTACTGACAGAAATAGCGGTAGAGAAGCCCGACAGTGTTGACGCCGTCTGTCATCTCATCTGGCACATGATCGACGATTGTGTGAGCGAATGACCTACAACCTTGACGGATATGTAGACGTACCGACCCGAATCAAACTATTTATGGCCCGGCACCCTGAGGGATCCCTACAAATGGACCCGCCTCAATTCGTCGAGGTCGAGGGGAAACAATGGGTGATCGGTCGGGCCTACGCCTACCGCACACCCGACGACCAGAGACCTGGTGTCGGGATCGCGTGGGAAATTGTGCCGGGTACAACAAACTTCACTCGCGGGTCAGAGTTACAAAATCTACAGACCTCATGCTGGGGCCGGGCGATCGGGGCCCTAGGGATCGGCATAGACGCATCGATAGCCACCTTAGACGAAATCCAGCACGCTAAGGAACGCGGGAAGGTCATGCGAACCACTGAGGCCGCACCTGATGATCCTTGGATAACTGAGGCACCAGCACCACAATACGACGGTGCAGTACCCGGTAAAGGCTCGAGCATGTACCCACTCACAGGCCCGCAACTCAAAGCAATACACGCCATACTGGCTAAGCGTGACATACGTGACGACCTGGACAAACTCGCCAACGTCAACGCCTGGCTAACCGGGCTCAACAAAACAGCCGTCACCAGCATTACGGAAATGAACAAGACCGATGCCTCCGGTTACATTGACCACCTACAAAAGACTGTGCCTTGATGACTGTCGAAGCGTGTCATGCCCATGCGCTCGGATCTCCAATGGGTAGACGATTAACCAGCATGCCGGAGGAAATAGCACTGGTTTCGTGTAGGACAGGGCAACACGCCCGACCACGTAGGTAGGGTGAGTAATACCAAAAACCAACCACCAAGAGCCCTTTGGATTGGGCCACCAAGCCAAAGACAAAGGGCGATCATCACTAGACCAAAGGACAAACGCATGACACACGAACCAATCCACTACAGCAAATACGACGCACATTGCTCACTTAAAGGCTGCGGATGCGACCACGCCAGATGCTACAAAGGATGGATCGACAACACCGCAGGAACATGGCCATGCTTGTACTGTAGAGACAACCTCACCGGGCGGCTCATGCGTGCAGACCAGGCTAGGGCCAAGGGCTACCCCCAAGCCTCCATCTCCCGAATACTCATGGACACAACGAGATGAGCACCGGCCACCAGACCCCCGCCTACACCAGATGGAAGAAACAAGTACTCGCACAATGCGAACCAATCTGCATCAGATGCGGATACGACGTAGACATGACACTCAGCGGACGCGACCCAAT